CTTACATACAGCAGATATTAATGTTGCTTCTGTATTCATTCTATTCCGCCTTGCTCTACCATCTTCTTCGTTTCTTCCAGTAACAAACGACGCTTTTCTTTATCCTTTTCAATCTCAGTCTTTACTAAATCCATCTTGTCAAAATTATAAAAGAAGAATTGAAGTGGGTGCCCATTCTTAGTTAGCCCAAAATAATACTCTAGTAATTCTTTTGCACGAGTATATCCTACACTATCAATGACATCTTGCATAGCCCACTTTTCACGGAACTTATTAATTGTCACAGCCTTATTGTATTTATCCTTATATAGATTCTGATACAGAGTCAAAAGGATATAAGGCTCTTTGCTATTTGCCACGCTTTAGCTCTTCTTCTACTTCTTGCGTCTTTTCAATAAGCTTGTTTTCAACAAAAGCATATACTCTTTCTGTTGCAGCATCAACCGTCTCACCTTGGCGGACATCGTCTTCAATGCCTATTCCAATTTTAATGCTCTCATAGTTTCCTAGATTTCTAGTAAATGATAGGTCAACCTTTACCTTCGTTGTCACTTGTGCTCCTTCTTAATATGGTTAGATAATGTTATGTGTGCAAAATCAGATCGTACTTCAAGTTCTTTATTGCATTCAGGGCATATTACTATTCGGCTACTTGCCATCTTTGTCACCAACAACTTTGGTAACAACAACTGGACCGTTTAAAGAATTCCAGTACTCGACTTCTGCTTCACGCTTACGCTTTTTTGCAGCGCCAGTCTCAAGTGTGTACTGTGCCATTTCAGCCATTACTCCGCCTTCCAGATTGGAATGAATTTTCCTTCATCTGTTTTAGTATACAATATAAAGTTGTTTTTGAGAAGCCCCAATAATTCTGCCTTTGAAGGAAGCTCAGAAGAATGCCCTGAGTCTAATATATGCTGATGTATGTCAAGTATGTTCTTTTGATTAAACATATACTTAGACCAGTATTGGCTGTCTGGTTCTCCTATTGGATATATTTTAGTTGGAGTAATTACTTTACCCTCTAAAATATAATCCTGTATTGTAACTCTATGTTTATTCAGCATAGCAGATACTTGTACGATTGTATATGCCGTCTCCATATTCTTTTTAACTTGAGAGTATGGATACATAACTCTTTTTTTATCTGGGTAGCACCAAGCAACTATCTCATCCTTGGATCTAGATGAGCTTAGCACCTTGTGTATTTTATCGTTTAAGAAGAAATACCGTAAAACTTTTGGTTTGCTGTCTCTTTTTGATCTAGCCATTTTCCGAAAGCACTCGTTTCCTTATTGCACATCCAGCGTTTGCCGCACATGATACAGAATAATTCCATATGTAGTTTCTGAGAAAAAACTCTATCTACAAAAACTCTACCGTTACATTTTCCACACCACATTATAAAGTAAACAACTTTCCATCTACAACGCAAGAGTAGTCTGGTGCAATATGAATCATTTGAATATGAGGATAGTCGTTAACAATATGTGCTACCGCAAATCCCTTTTGCCAGTCGTGATGCTGACTGTATTTCATTCCATCACTCTTTTCATCACACATATGACCGATTTCATATCCACGAAGCGTTTCTCCTTCGCCGTTGTTTCTAAGTTCATATGTTACCATATGGGAAGCAATTCTGTGTGAGTGTCCACGAATTAAAGAAACCTGTAGGTCTTCTACATCTTTTCTAACTGATCCTGTTGCTGCAATTGAAAGACCGTGGTGTACGTGTATGTCTCCAAAGCGTCGCTTAGGTAGTTCATTATAATAAATATATTCATACCCCAAAGAGTCTAGACTCCATAAAGATTCTGGTGTAACCTCACTGATATACTCTGGAAGCTTGGCATCTACATAATTAAAGACTCTAATGTCATGGTTGCCTAATGCAGAAAACAGTTGAGCATCTGGAAGCATCTCTCTTGTCTTTGCATAGAAGTCTCTAGCGCCCTTTGCTTCATGACGCATCATTGGAACAATTAAATCTCCGCTTTCAGTCTTATGATAATTTAAGAACTCTGCAGATCTTCCTTCTGTATACTTGCTATAACACGCCTGATCATCTGTATCACCTAGGTAATCAACAACGTCTGGCTTAAACCATTTCATTACTTTAAACCATAGGGCAATCATCTTGTCATCTTGATACGGAAACTGCTGATCGGATGAAAGCATCCATTTTAAATCGTTGCTCATTGTCTACCTTAATACGTAAAAAAGTCACGGGTACGTGACTTTGATGTTACATTTATTGTAACATATTGGCCTAGCTTGTCAAGAGGTTATTTTGTAACTAATGTTCCTGCAGCAAACAATGTATATTTAACTGTAGTGTTTGCAGTAGCAGTTCTAAATCTAATAACTGCACTTGTTGAGGTTACACTTTCTATTTGTGGAAAAACTTGTGAGTTTGCCCAGGATGGAGAAGTTTGTCCAATTGTATTTATCTGAACCCACACATTGGGAGTTGAAGTAAATTCAACATTCTTTCCAAAAGATACCGTAGTTGTAGTACCAGCGCCTGCAGACTTTATTGCCTTACTTCCTGCAATAGCAACTATTGTAGAAGATACTGCAGCTGGTGGAGTATTGGCACCAGCGTTTTGTATATTAATAACAGTAGGTGCTGCGGGTGCTGCAAGAAGATTTATATTTTGAATCATTGCAGCAATCAAATCAGAGGTTACTGGATCTCCTGCTGATATCTTGGTTGGTGTAAGTTGTACCATTTTTACTCCTCTGGTTGCTCCTTTGGAGCTTCCATTTCTTGAATTCTTATTGTTAGCTGAGTAATCTCAGCACGAAGAACAGCAATATGAGTCTCATATTGTGAGACGACCTCGCCAATTCTTTGCTGTAATGCCTGTACTACTAGTTCTACTTTATCCATTTTATTCCTTTTCTATTTAGATCAAGGATACCATTAAGCACCTATAGCGTCAAGTCTTTGTTTTAAATTAATGATTTCCAGGCTTTGTTTTTGTATTAGAGATAGCATTCCTGGAATTATAATGTTTGTGTTCCATCTCTCTGGGGTTCCATCATCATTATAGTCTACAGCAGATGGATATACCAATTCAACTTCTTCTGCTATAAATCCAGGCATTAGGACTCCGAATCTTTGATCAGATTCCGAAAGGTGCTCTGCGTTATATTTAAAGGCTCTAACTGGAATATTTAATAGATTTTCTGGATTTAATGCGTCTATGGTATCTATATCAACAATATCAGTTTTGTACCTTCTACTTGAAGATGTGTTTACTCTTAAAAATCCGCTTGACTGTGTTATAAAGTTTGCGGTAGTTGCCGTACCTAATGCATTAGCGTATATATTTCCGCCAGAAAGTAGTTTAGTTTTTACTGTAGTTCCGTTGTCATCATTATCTGCACCTGAGTGTCCAACCATTACGTTTCCGCTTATTCTTAAGTCATTCCATCTGTATGTTCTTGTTCCCAGATCAATATTTGGAGCGCCTGGCATGTATGGATAACAATGAGATGTCCATCCTCCAATAGATGTATTTTTAAATCCAATTGATCCTACAACTAATCCAGTTACTCCGCTTAGGCTTCCTGCTGAATCAATATATGCAGCTGTATCTGATGATGTATTTACAGCTAGTCTTCCACCAAATGTTCCACTTGCTCCAGATATATTTCCGTTAAATACTGCGTTTCCATTGGAGTTGATTGAAAACATTACTGCTCCAGCGCTGTTATACGAAGCAATGCCTTGGCTATTTAATATAACCATATTTGCACCTGCTGTAGCTGTAGTATCTGTATTTATCTTAAACCCTGTTGAAGTTATTGTAATACCATTAGATGTTATAGATGTAACTTGATTTTCAGCATTAGCAACAAGATACCCACCTGCAGTTAGCTTTGCGTCTACAGCTGCTTTGGTTGCATATGAAGTATCAGTTCTTTGTGTCCATACAGATCCTGTCCAAGTTTTTATTATATTACCCTGGCCAGTGTCGATCCATATGTCTCCTACCTTTGTTGCAGTAGGTGTAGTTGCTTGTGCAAATGTAGCATTCTTTGCTCCAACCGAGGTGCTTAGCGATGTGCTTAGAGCTGTTAGATCTGTTGTTTTTGCATATCCTTCAATTTGTGGAGAGCCTGTAAATATAGCTCCTGCTGCTGTTAGAACTCCAGTTGTAGAAACTCTGAAAGGAGCATTTGATGATGATGTGGAGCCAACCCAAATTCGATAAGTTGTATCTGTTGCGCTTAATCTAACTGCAGATGCCAATGTTCCAGTTTTATCTCCAACTGAAATATTACCATTACTATCTAAAATGGTATTGTTTTTTGAAATAGTTCCTGTAGTTTGTGCACTTCCATCAATTGTCCATCCTCCGATATATCCCTTACGAGCATCAATCGTTCCGTCTTTTGTAATTGAAACTGTTGCATCTGTGACTAGTCCGTTATACGCAAATAGGCCTTCGCTATTTAATCTTAAGCGAGCTCCTGATGTTGCGGATGCTCCTGCATAAAGGCTTCCGCTTGTAGTGCCTCCTGTTGGAATTGCAAGCTGAACGTTGCCTGTAAATTTGCCTCCAGTAGCTTCAATGCTTCCAGTTAGGTAGAGGTCAGTACCGTTCCAATAAAGGAACTCGCTAGAGTTTCCTACTCTAAATTGTCCTGTAGTTAGCCAAAAATTATTACCAACATTTGTTGTGGACTTGTTTAATAAAATTCCGTGATAGGTTCCTGCTGTTAATGTTGGGCTTGCTAAAGGCTCTGTATTTAAATTAATGCTTTGAGCAATTCCTGTTCCTATTTTAAAAAGGTCTTGGGTTGCTCCGCCGATTGCTATAAAAGATTTAAGTCTTGCAAGAGCTCCTGCTGCTGTTCCATCTGCATCTGAAGCTATAAATGTGCTTGTTGCTGCGCCAGTCCAGTTAGTGGTGTCGTAAGGTGTTTTTGCTGCAACCTGATAATAATATGTTGTATTTGGAATTAATCCCGTTGCGCTGTAGGTATTGGTTGTTCTACCAGAAACTGAAGCATACTCCCACAGTGGTGTGCCCGTTGCTGGGTTTGTTGTAGACCATCTTAGTGCATACCCAGCTGTCTTTGTATCTGTTGCTACCGCCCATGTTATGTTTGATGCTACGCTAAATCCGCTTAAATCTTTTGGATCAATTGATGCTGACGCAGAAGTGCTTGTTGGGTTTGCAACAGTGTAGGTAGTATCTGGATCTGGATTAAGAGGAGTAACTGTTAATATAGGAGACTCTGATCTATTTGTATCAAGCCACTTATCTCTAACTACAACCTTAACCCATCTTTGTGCCGTACTCCCAGTCTGGATTGTTATGTTAGTAGAATTTCCTACATAAACAATATATGGAGCAGAAAAATCAGCAGACAAGCTTTCATAAACAACAACATCTTCTTGTATGCTTAATGGATCATTGTCAAACTTAATTCCATACGCTCTGTATGATGCAGTTATGCTTAAATTTATAACTGGCTTAGTTAGGTTTGGAATATCAAATCCAAGCTCTACAATTGGAGAACGCTGTCCTTCAGTTAATTCTTTTGTTTCTGCATCTTCATATAAGTATGTAAACCAAAATCTGTATTTCTTGTCTTTAACAAGAGGAAGTCTAATTATTTTATCGTAAGATCCTGTAGGTGCAGATTTAGCAGCATCCGCTGATTGTGTTGTAGTTTTTTCTAAATCTGGCGGAGTATATCCTTTCCAAGAAGCTGTCGTTGGCATTTTAGAAGTTTAACCCTAATCTATATTCTATATCCATCTGTCTTCCGATTGATTTTATTATTGGGTCTGTAAGAACAGATCTGCTAATAAGACCATAATCTGATCTAAATGAATCTTCATCATTAATTCTAAGCCCATCAAATAATACATTTGTTGAGCCTGAAGATTTTGCTTTTGCTCCAACCGATACTTTAATTATTGAAGAGTTGTCTGGAGTTCCAGCGCCAAACCCACTTGAGTACAAGTTGTTTAAAGTTAATTGTTTAATCTTGCTTCCAATTGCTGGGTCTCCAGCATATCTAATTTCATAATAATTAGTAGAAGAGCTATAGAATCTAACAAATACATAGTCTAGATTTAAATCGCTTTGAACATATGCAAGTGTAAGACTGTCATTTGGGCTATACCCATTTATGTCTATATCTATGCTGGATGAATACTGTTTACTATTTGAAGCTGCTGCTGTTAATGATAAATGATTTGCTCCAATTCTTGGAGTTGGAGAAGTAACTGCTGTTGAATAGGACCCGTCATCATTTGTCCATTGCTGATAATCTGAAAATGTTGATATAGATTTGCTTGCATAGTCTGTTGACCCAAGTGTGACACTTGGGAATAAACCAATTTCAGAAACAATTCCAGAAACATCTACTGGTAGGGTTGTTTTGTAAACAACTCCATAGGTGCTTAATCCTGATGTTGTGCTTGTCTGTATATTAACACTTGAAATATTTACCTGTGATCTATAAAATTCAAAGTCTAATCCTGTATTGTTTTCTGATGCAACGGTTGAGCCTATTCCAACAGCTATGTCTTTATTGTTTGTTGTTGCTTGCCCTGCCAGGTACTGGGTTATATATCTCTTACCAAACTTGGTGAGAATGTTTTTAGATCTATAAATTTCTTTCCCGTCTTCATAAAAGCGGTACTCTCCTTGTAACAATAAGTTATTGTCCATATCCATTTACTCCTACTACTTCTGCTCCGACATGATTTTTTACATTAAATTTAAATTCTACGTATTGATTTTTATTTCCATCTGTTACAAGCGTTTTACTTATTAAAGTTATATCCTCTAGGTTTGGAGCACCAAGACCAGCAAGTGGGTCATCTTCAATTTCTTCTTCAACATCATCTATAAATGCTTCATTGTCATCCTGTATACCTTGAATCTCTGCTTGAGTTAAAGTAGACGGATCTACAATTAGATACAGGTCTGGGTTAAGGACCTCTATAAGCTTATCTCCTGGAAATAATAATAGCTTTTTGGCTTTAGGTGATTTAGATGCTTGTTGTTTTTGGTTACTCATATTAACATTCTACCATTTCATCCAGTATAAATCGATCTGCACATTAAATTTGTGACAGGTGCGCTTTGGTCATCATAGCTATTTTCTACTGTGAGAACAACATATTTCCCTACTGGGTATGGGGGGGTTACGTCTTCTGAGGAATAAAGCTGGTTTTTAGGATATGATATTTCAACTACATCGCCTATCTGTATTAAAGGATTAATAAATGTCTCTATGCTGACAACCTTTTGTTGCTTAGCCCATTGTTTTGTAATCCACTCAGATAGCTTGGCTGCCTCTGTTTCTTTTTGTATCCATAGGGAGTCAAATGCAACTTCTTCCGCCCTATCTGCATCGGTAAGCTTAGGATCAATGTATTCAAATGAGTCTGATGGGGTTATTTGATTACCCACAATAACAAATGATTTTTGCTGACCATTGGCAAGGTCGGTAAACGTTCCAGTATTATTCATAACAAATACGTCCATTGTAAATGGGTCAAGGGAAGATCCTACCAGGGTTACGTCATTGTTTTGAACTATTACTGGATATAGGGGATAGCCTGGAGAGTTTGTGTATCTTCCAGTTATTCTTCTTAGCTCACGGGCAACTGGACCGAACTCTCTTAGCCATACATCTGTCTTTGGCTTATCACTCTTATTAAATATAAAATCGCTAAATGATTTTACCATGGACGAGTTGGTTGAAAGAAATCCTGCATAAGCATCAAATGAAGTAGTGGATCCAAAGTCTTCTTTTGTAATGCTTGCTGTGTAAACATAATCAAATGATGTTGTTCCCTGTAATGAGGCTATTCCTATTTTATTTGTAAGGGTAAGTGGTGAAGAATCTGTAACTCCTATTATCTTTCCATTTAATGAAATTTTAAATACTCTATTTTCTGTAGAGCCATTCATAATCGTCATTGCTTTAATTTCAACCTTATATAAATCTCCGCCATTTATGTTTGTTATAATAGTTCCGTCTGCGTCTTTTTGGCTTGTTATCATGGCCACAGGCTTGCCAGCAACTATCTTATAGAAATTAACATCTCTGTATGTCTTATCTCCGTTGTTATTCTGAGAAGTTCCTATGGACAAAAGGTATCCGCTTTTGTTGTCTGCACTTAATGAAAATGCAATTCCAGCAATTGTCATCTGATTACCTGTTTGTTTTTTTGTGTCTTTGTCTACCATTAATGGGAAATACATGTTAGCCCCAATAACAAATGCATTGTCTGACCCTGAGCTGTATTGGGCTTCAGCAGTTGCTATCTTATATATCGTATTAGGTATGTATTTATCATCAGTTGGCTTTGCTGGATCAGAACTTGGTACATACTTAACGTCTTTGGCAAATATTGTAGCCATTGATCTTGAAACTCCATTATACAAAAGCCTTTGTCCGTCTGAGCCATTCGGATCATATTGTGGAATGCTTGTGGTTAACATTGAACCTGGGCTATCTGTAAATACTCCAGTTTCTGAGTTCCATTCTTTTTGTGTCCATCCGTCATCGGAGTTTCCTAAAAGGTGTGTCATGTCTTTGTCCATTGCTGCTTGGGTGTAAGAAGCGGTTACTGGCCCAAGTACACCAAATGCATTTCTTGTTTTAATTCTATAATTGTTAGTTGGTTTAAATGATGATGGGGTAGCAAGACCTTGAAATTTAGCAACATCAGAATCTGTTGCAATCCATTTATACTTTGTAGTTCCAGTGCCTGTCTCTGTGTAGCTGTATTCTATGGCATCATATTCTATTATTTCTTTTTCTATAACAAGATACCCGCTAAATGTATATTGAGCTGAACCTAGTCCAGAAATTACTACTGGTTCACAAGAGACTATTCCCTTGCTTGCAACCTCTCCTGAGTTGTTTGTATAAGACGGCTGTGTTGGCAGAATGTTATTTACTATAGCAGATGCTCCTAGTGTTATGACTGGGGCATCATATAAATTTTCTCCTGTTCCTCTGTATGAACTTACAAGCTGAGGTGTATAAACTATCTTAACGGCTTTAACCGATGGAACATTTTCAACTGAAATAGAAGAAATATTTGCAAGATTAGATCCTATATTTCTGTCTCTTAGTTTAAAGCTAGTTTGCTTGTCTGCTTTAAATATATAGTCTCTTGGGTAAAATTGTAAAACATCAAACTCGTCAAACGTTGCTATCATCTGTGTGTCTTTACAAAGATCTTGTATGTGTTGCCATACCGTCTTGCTATTATCTGTATACCAGTGATATGGTGTTATAACAGTTGTATCTGTAGTCGTAAGGTTAAAGTTATAATTAGTAAATCCAACTGAATCTAGTAGCCTTCTTATAATAGCAACCGATGTCATGTTGTCACAAACAATATCTGGTGGCTTAATGTATTGTAGCTCCTTAGCTCCATCAAGGCCAGTCAGACTAATATCTCCGAACTCGCTTACTGAAAATGATTCTGTGTAAAACACGCCTAGGCTAATCTTGTCTGATCCAATTTTTACAAATGGCTTGATTATTACGTCTTTGTATAAATTAAATTTGTTTTTATTAAATGCTACGCTTTTGTCATAAGATTCGTATGCTCTGTCGTATCCATTTATATCTAAGAATATAGAGTTGGATGTGACATCTCCTACTGGAATTATTCCAGATACGTCGTCTGATGAAGACTTGTTTATAGTCATTGAAACTAATCTGCTTGTAATATCTACTACATATCTAGGTGATAGCTCTATTACTCCTACAAACCCGCCTGCGGTATCTAATGAAGATATCTCTAGTTTAAGTCCGCTTAAATCAACTCCTGCAGAAGGAGTTGTAAATTCTGTTGTTGTCCACGCTGTTCCGTTCCAATACAGATTTACTACGCCATTCATGGCATCTGTTACTAGAATGTTTGATACCACTGGAAATTCAGTCCCAGTAAGTCCTATTAGCTTAAGCGACCAATTAACTGGTTTTGAGTGTGACGTTTCAAATTTAACCACTATCTTATTTGTAACTGCAGTTTTGCCTGCTGGATATACTGCAGTCAATACGCAATTAGATAATGATGTTGATCCCGCTGCTGCTTGTGGGGTTACCCAATATTTGTAAACCATCTTAGATCCTGAAAAATATAATCTAGATGGAAAATTTGCTGCAGTCTTATACTTATCTACTACGCCTGATGCTGCATCTTTAGTTAGGCTTGGGTCACCAGCAATCATATATTTAATTCCTGCCAATTTAGGTCTTCTTGGATCAAGAATTGATGACACTGGGAATAGCTTTTCAAATGGCTTGTATGTGTATCCCGATGCTTGGTCTGTTTTTGTTACAGTGAGTACACCGTTTGGATCATCAATCTTTGCCCCATCAATCAATGCATTCATATTATATTCAACCCAGCATCCATTTTGCATAGATATTGATTGAGATTGATTTAGAGTAGTTATTGTTTCAGGTGCTGCTGTTAACATTATACTTCTTCCAGGCCTATAGAAACATCCCAAAATTCTTGTGGAGAATCAGCAGTCTTTTCTTTTACATTTCTTTTAACCACGGTAAATGAACATGATGTAAATGACATTAATAGTATCTCGTCTCTAGCCGCAACTCCGTTGTATGATATCTTTACCTTAAATGTATTCTTTCCCTTGTCTCCATGATAAAACGTTCTAATAGAAGCCGCTCCATATCCGCCATCAACAGTCATGGCGTCATTTGTTGGCAGCATGCTCCAACTAGTATTTATAGTTTTCTTATCAGCAATCCATACTTTTCTAAGTGTCCCGCCCGACATTCTTTGAGTCTTTTCAATCCTCTCAGTATCAATTGAAATTGGTGACCTATTGTGTTCTGACAGCTTAACCCAAGTTGGGGTATCTGTTAAAGAGGTATCAAGATATAAAACCGATCCTACTGGCAAAGTCATTGTCATGTTTTAATACTCACATTCATTGGGTTTCCTACCATTTTAGCATTTAGTTTACTATCTTGTCCAATAGCTTGCTTTGTCATTGAAACAACTTGTCTAACAAATGCATCTGTGTTCATTCCTTCAGATGGGTATATGTTTTGAGTAAGGTTAATTACACTGCCACCGCTTTGTGAATCACGCATTGGCTCAAACATTTTTGCTGCTTGATTTACATCATATCTTGGTGATGAGAATGGTATCTTGGCCATATTAGGAATAACCATTCCTCCAAATGCCATTTCTGGTCCACGATCTCCAACAATTGTAGGAACTTTTGGATTAAGCTTCATAGCTCCATAGCCAGCTTTTTCTACATAATAATTACCATACTGACCTGCTGCAGAAATTTTCCATTTTGTGCCATCTTTATCTAAAAACATTGTGCCCTTAGTTCTGCCTTGAACACCAGCTGCAGACAGAGCACCTTCTCCAACTGTATTTTTCATGACGCCAGTTGTTGCTACTGCATAAGATATAGCTTTAAGTGGTTTTCCATTTGCATCTACGCTTGCAGACAAATCAGCCTTTTTGCCATTAATAATAATATCTCCGCTACCCATTGTAATTCCCTTTGAAGAAAGAGCGCTAGTAACTGCGTCCATAGGCTTACCCATTAACTTGAGAGTTTCTGCTGCAACATCTACTCCCTTTACATCTCCCTTAAAAGCACCGACAGCTTTTCCATTTGTTAATAAGCTTGCAGCATCTCCTTGTCCCGCCTTGGAGTCTTTGATATAATCTGCAACTGTTTTTCCTGCAGCAATTGCATTTAAAACAAGAGTTACCATTGCTTTATTAAAATCTTCAATTTTTTGTCTTTGAGTTGCAATTTTATCTGCAAGCTTTGACAGTCCTTCTCCAGCTAGGTTTGCTTTATCTCCAAGCTTTTCTTGTGCATTATTAATTGCATCAATTTTTTCTTGTAGTTTTGCATTAATTCTATCTCTTGAATCTTCAATAGACTTTTTTTGTGAATTGTATTGCATTGTTGATTCAAGCTGTTTTACATCTAGACCTGCTTGCTGAGCTGTAGATGTGTCTCCTCTTGCTATTGCTGAGTCGTACTCAACCTTCTTTTTAGCAATTTCATTTGCTATGTCGCCTTCTTGCTTAGCTGCATCTAAGGCCTTTAATCTTGAATCTGCAAGTTTATTATTTGCATCAATTTGTTTCTGAAGAGACTTTAGCTGATCTCTTGTACTAATTTGCTGAGCAACTGATTGTCCCTTGGCTGCTTTCTGCAATGATTTGTATTGACCCTCAAGTCTACCTAACTCCTTGTATTGAGCTTTTAATAAACCATTTTCATTTTGAGTTGCAATTGCTGCACTTGCAACATCTGCAATTTTAGATAGAGTTGCAACAGCTTCAGAGCCTAGATTTGCCAGGTTGCCAGTAAAGCCTTTGGATGCAAGATTCATTTTTTCAAATAAACTTACTAGCGTATCTGCTGGATTTAGAACATTAGCAAGAGCTGGGTTTTGTTTAATCATTTCTTCTCTAGTTGCTGCTGTAAGTTTAGTTTTTGAAGATTCAAGATTGTTAAGTCTTTTCAGCATTTTTTCTTGAGCTTCATACTCGGTTAATATTGGGACGCTCTTATCTTTCTTATTTTCCTTTTTACTCTTATCAATTAAATCTTGTATGCCTGTATCAATAGCTGTAAGCCCTGTATTTACTGCACCAGCGCCTTCTACTCCGCCTTCTGCTGCTGCCTTACCATATCTTCCAACAGCTTGGGCTGCTGCATCTTGTTTTGTTTGTATATTATTGAATTTTGAATTCTTAAGTGTATAGTCGCTTGCAGTTAAAGCCTTATCGGACATCTTAAACATAGCCCAAATTTTCTTAGTGGCATCTTCTGCAGATAGACCTGCAGCCATTAATTGAATCTTAAGATCTTCAGCAAGCTTCTTGGTATTTTTTTCTCCCTTGGTCTGGTTAATTAATTTAACCTGATCAGAATAGACTGACTTAACTTCTTTTCTAAGCTTCTTATACTCTTCAACAGTCATTCTAATTGGAGTGTTAGCATTTTGCATGCTCTCATAAAGTAGCTGATTTTTTTCTCTTAAAGCTCTAGTAGTTTCAACTATATTTGCAAGCTTAGAGTTATAATCAGTATATTTAAGCCCAGCCTTCTTTGCAGCTTCTTCTGTTAATCCGTACTGAAGTGCACCAATTCTTAAATGCTCATTATGCGCTTTCCATGCCTTGACTGCGCCGTAAACTGCAAGTGAGCCAACTGCAAGACCAACATTTAATCTTGTAAGTCCAAATCCAATTTTTGCAAGCATTGAGCTAAGTGGCTTTCCACTCTTAGCCATTGATTCTAGGCCAGCGCCGTAGCGACTTAGTATCTTTCCATCAGTGCCTCTTGCAACGCTACCCATTGGTCTAGTCATAGACTCTGGAAGCTTTGAAACCATGCCCTTAATTTTTCCAGGTTGGGCTGTGCCGTCTCCACCCATTTTTTGCATGCTTGCAGTCATAATCATTTGTGGCAAAACAAAAGATAGGGCCTGCATAATTGTTTGAATCATAGGATTAGCAATTTTACTTGATAGCATCATTGGTATTAATGAAGCTGCTATCATTCCTACTTGACCACCAACACCATACTTGTTATTTGGTACTATTCCTCCCGAGTTTCTTGGAACAAATAGTTCTGGGCCCTTTTCTCCAACAACGTAGGCCTGGCCAGCATTTACTGGGCCACCCATTTCTCTTTTCTCTAACCCAAATATAACTTGCTTTAAAGATTCTGTAAGAGGTGTATCTTTTTTAGATTCCCAATTTAAATATTTGTTTCTAAGTATATCTTTATCTATAGGAGATAGTTGCTTAAGAACATTTCTATCTCCAATAAGATCTGATGCAGCTGATCTTACTATGGAATCTAATACGTCTGGCTCCAGAGCATTTTTTAAAGATCCGCTTGCGTCTTTAACATAACCGTAAGGTTTTTCTTTTGCTAGTGCTGCTGCAAACTTGTCATAGAATAATTTTTGAGTATGCTTTCTTAGTCCAGTGTTTGCAAATAGTGTTTCTGCCATCTGTATAGACAGTGAAGTTACTCCCCATGGTGCTGACTCATACATGCTTGGCTTTGGTGCACCAGTAGGACCAAAACCTGCACCAATTCTATGCATTGCTTTACCCTTAAGAACATTGCCAATCATTCCGCCAATTGAAAATCCATTACTAGCTGTTTTAAAACTTGCATCTGATAGGCTAGCTGAGTGACCAGACTGTCTGCGCTTTAGCTCATCTGCAGCAATCATCTTAGCAATTGCAGCTGGAGTCATAGACTTTTCTGTTGATACTGATACCGCAGAGTGCATGCCATGAAGCTGTTCATAATTTTGAGTTCTTGCATCTGAAAGCCTTTTAATCATTGCATTGTATATAATTTTTTCTTCTGCATTTAAGTCAAAAGTTGCAATAGTTTGTTTTAATTTTGGCAGAGCATCTTCTATTTCTTTAACCATTCTTGAATGATATTGTTGTGGCGTCATTCCCTTTGGAATATTTAATGTAGACTCTGCAAAGAATCTTTTAGCTCCGCTTCCTTTTCTTCCCAATAAATTAGTTATAGCCTGGTCTTTAAATGATGGCATTGTTGCGGAATAATCTCTAAGCCCAGATGCTGTTGCAAATACTCCTGCTGGTCCAACGTCTGCTAAAGTATTTCCAGAAAGGTTACCCTTGCCTAAATCTTTATCTCCACGCAAAGCTGAAGCAACAAGTTGTCTAAAGTATTGATCTTCTGTAAATTTACCGTCTTGTTTTGCAAACGATTCATCATATTGTGATTCAAGAGCCAGTATTTTTCTTTTACCGTTTGGATCAGATGGGTCTCTCATAACAACAACTTTTTGTTTTGGAGAATTTAATCCATGAACGTCACGAGCAATTTGAGTAGCTCTCATTTCAGCTAATGCAGCTTTTTCATCTAGCATTGGCTTTACAAAAACCTTATTGCCGTTCTTTGAATAAACTCCACCTATTCCTGCAACTGGGAAACTTCTGCCTGAAGTTGGCTCTAACAAATCTCCATATTCTGTAATAGACTTCTTTGCAAATCTAGAATTATTTACTGCAGCGCTTGCCTTTTCCATTGCAGCTTTTTGAGCTCTTTGAGCTTCTACTTGCTTAAGTGTTTTAGGCATTCCTAGGAATAATCTTCCTCCGCCGAATAGTCTCTGTGCAAACTTACCTGGGATCATTCCTCCAGAGTTTCTCTTAAGGAATGCTTTTGCCATAAGCTTAGCAAGACCTTGTCTACCGCTATTGTAAGAGCTTCCGCTAAATGTTCCTAACAGTCCCTTTGCAACTACAGATAATCTAGATTTTTCAATTGTAGTCAATCCATTTCTTCCCTTAATTAATGTTTCTAGTGCAGCAATTTGCTTTCCATCTCTTGGGCCCATTGGTTGAAGAACTGAATTAAATACAGACTTAAATGATCTATTCCCTACTCTTATTTGACTAAATGATTTAGATGGTAAAATTTCTTTTTGGAACCATTTTTCAAATGTTATGTCTCCATTTTTACCACCAAATGTTCTGCTGTCTTTTTCAAGCTTAGCTAGCATTTCATTAAAAACTTTATCAAACTTAGCAGCATTTTTTGGATCTCCGCCGAGATCATTTGACGCAGTCATCCATGGTTCAAATGGGTGATGGCCTGACTTAATTGCTTTTCTAAATTCTTTAGCTAATTCTGGGCCCGTCATTCCTTTGCCAACAGATCGTGTCTCTTGGTTTGCATCTCTTGTCATCCAAATTGGTATACCCCTGCTAACACTTACTGTTTTGGCATAGCCTTTTGTAGATCTAACTGCTTTAAGATCTGAGGGAGTTCCTTCTGCAAGATGGCTTCTTTCTAATGTTATTCCTCCACCATCTACATGCTGACCATCTCCTGAAGTATTTCCTGGACCACCATTTAGTTCATACATCAAAGGCATATTCTTTTGTGCAACTGCTGCAGGTATAACTGCTTCACCAGGAGTTAGTACAACTGGTACTTGACCACCTTGAGCAAACTTAGGAGTTCCACCCAATAGGCTACTAATTATTGGCATATTTTCTTCAGTAGATTTTTTATTAATTACAAAAGACCCAGCCTCTGCTGTTGTGTGATATGTATCTGTATTTCCTGTTCCAGGTACAATTCCGCCATCAGCAAATTTAGGCTTTGTTGTTTCAATGTTATATCCTGCACCCGAAGTTCTAACTCCTCCAAGAGCTCTAGCAATTTTATCTACAAGGGTTTTTGTTGATCCCTTATGGAACATCTCTTTCATGTTTGATTTCCCAGTAACTGGATCGACTACTGGCTGAGATGTAAATGGGACTGTGGTTAGGTTTGCAGTTCTTCCCATTGTCTGCGCTGTAAGCGCTGTTGTTTCTGCAAGCATTGCTTCTACTGTTGCATTTAACTGAATTACTTTTGCTCTTGCTTGATCTACTGTTATTTTGCTTGCTTGAAGCTGTTGAACAATTGCTTGTGTTTCGGCTGCAGCAAGCTGAGTAATCTCAGAAAATTGTGGTAGTAATGCTTGATAAGAATCTGATAGGCTTGATGTAACTGTTCCAGTTGCCGTAACTTCTGTTTTTAATAATTTAATTTCTGCTTCTGATTGCATTGCAATTGCTGCAGTCATTGCATGCCATTTGGCAGCTTCGGCTGCAACAATTCCTGTAGAGGTTCCACCTATAGATGTAACTCCTGGAATCTTTGGCATATCTGCATTCATATATGCTTGTGGATTTTTTCCAATTCTAAGGTTTACTGGTCCTGCTCCTGGTACTGTTCCAAATATAGTTCCTGGCTGATTTGTTTGTGCTGGAATCATATGAGACATATCTCTTGAATATGGCTCTCCAATTAGTGGGTTACTCTTGTCTACCATTCTTTGTCCCACTCCGCCTGCCGCAAGAACACTTCCTGCTACTGTAGATATTGCTGGTTGAACTGCAACCTTAGCTGCGTTTGCTCTTGTCTCAAGCCCTGTAAAAGATGCTGCAAGAGTATCTACTGCATTTTTTAATACTATAGTTGCCTCTGAGTCTGAATAAAAAGATGTTGCTAGCCCCTTTGCCGCAGCATCTGCTGCAATTATTTCTGGAGTCAGTAATCTAAAACCTTGTCCGCCCTTAGCAAATTGTCTTAAGTGGAATATGCCTTTTACAACATAACCAATAAAGTTACCCATAACACCAGCCATCATTATGAGTGGTCCAGCAATTGCTGTTATTCCACCTAATGCATTAAGAAATGTTTTAACTGGGCCTGGAAGTGCTTTAAAGAAATTAATTATTCCATCTACTACTTTTAAAACCTTTGTGCTTATCTTTAAGAATTGCTCTCCTACTGTGGCAAGGTCTGCTTGTACTGCAGCCCATGCTCTTTTAAACTGTCCAGAGGCTGACTCTGTGATCATTTTTAATTCTCGCTCAGAAATACTTGCAAGGTCAACTGCACTTGCTTTCATTAAGTCCATAACTTGCAATGTCTGTGACCCTGATTTTCCGAGGTTTTCAAATAGTGCAGACATTCTTGCAAACTGGAACTTTCCAAATAGCTGTTCGATTGCTCTAGATTTATCTAAAGGATTAAGCTGGTCTAGCGCTGATTGCAACGCCATTATAGTTTCTGTAAGGTTTCCAGCGTTATCGTTTACTATTCCCTTAAGGTCAATTCCAAATCCAGCAAACTGTTCTGTCGCAACCTTAGTTGGGTTAATAAGCGATGCCATTGCTGATTTAATTGCGTTTGCACCTTCAGATGCATTTACTCCGCCTTCTTTCATTGCTGTTAAATAAAGCGCTAAATCTTTTACATCTCCACCTAGTGATTTAACTACTGGTCCTGCTTTTGGAATAGCTTCAGTTAAATCTGCAAGGCTTGTTGATGTCTGGTTTTCAACTGCGTTAAGAAAGTCAATTGATGCAGTAAGTTCGTCTGTATTTTGTTTAAATGCGTTTTGAATTGCAAGAGTTGCTTTCATTGCTTCTTGTCTATCAACTTCACCAAGAACTGCTAGTCTTGTAGTTTGTTGTGTAGCAGCTATTAAGTCGTTGCCCTGTTGTCCTGTTGCTGCAAGATCAGCCGCTAATGCGATTGTTTCTTTGTATGCAACTCCATAAGAGCTTGCAATTTCTTTTGCGGTTGCGCTAACATCTTTTCTAACTTGAGCTAAATCTGCTGAAGATGTTGCAGCTAATCCGCCATAAACTTTTGTTAATCTTACTAGCTCTTGGTCTGCTTCTCTAAATGCTTTTTGTGCTGCTGCGCCGAATGCAATTAGTGGAACAGTAAGTCCTACTGTTAATTGACGTCCAGCCCATTGAGTATTTTTACCCCAGTTAATAAGCCCTGTTGATCCGTCAAGCATGACCTTGTTCATAATTGCTGCTTGCTGTGTAGCAATGGCCATCTTATTCTTTACTTCATCAAGACCCTTTGCAACCATAACATTGTATTGCATTAAACCTTGTGCGTTTTTACCTACAGGCTGAACTATGGCCTGCTGAAGCATTACTTGCTGCTTAGCAAGTTCTCTAACTAAATTGCTTGTTTTCTTTGTATGGCCGCTCCAAGCATTATAATATTCGTTGAGCTTGAGTCGGCCTCTATCTAAATTTCTTCCAAACTTGTCTACGTCTGAAGTTAGAGATACAAAGTGTTGTGAAAATTGCCCTGTTGAAGTAAGTGTCGTGGCAAACGACTTGTTCATCACTGCAATTTGATTTGCAAGTTTAGCGTTTGTGCCAGCAGTTGTTTCTTGTAATTTTACGAGTTGGGCAGTAACCGCAGCTAGCTGAGTTCTTAAACTCGTAAAGTCTGCGTTGGCGGTAATAAACGTGGTTAAATTATTATCTGCCATATTACTATGTTACTCTATAGAGTATCCTAATCCCGCTCCGATGCCAAAACCAGCTTCGCTGGCAAATGACCCTTGTAATGATACAACATCGTCTGCTGATGCCGTAACTCCAAGTGCTCTTCTTTTAACATCTTCGAAGGATGACCCCCCTTTATTTTCATTACTGCTTTCATTTAAATCTACTCCCTGAATTGAAGCTAAGAATTTTCTTTTTTCCGATTCAGTTTTTTGCATTGATTTAAAAGTCTGGACTAATTCTGGCATTGAAAGACTTTCTTCTAGCTGTTCGTAATTTATCCAATTACCAAGAAGAAAAACTTCCCCTTCTAAAGCGGCTAGATCTAGTTCTGACCAGCCAGTACTGCTGCCGCTAGTAGGTTTGGGTCGTCCATCTTAATTCCTCCGCAAACTTCAAGAATGCGATTGATAGTTGGAACGTCAAGTGTGTCTTCAAATGCGTCTTTGTCCGCTACTAAGTCTGGAAGCTGCTTCTGTAAAGCCACTCCACAAGCCTCAATAAGGATTGTTAATGTTTCGTCTTCTGTTGTTACTTCTTGTGTCTTATTAATGACCTTCATAAACTCACGTAGCTCTTTAATTGTTAAAGGCTTAAGCTTAACTGTAGCGCCATTCTGTAGCTGAATTTCTTCAACATCATATACTGTAGTTGCCAATTTAATCCTCCTAGGATCTAGTCTTAATTATTGTATCATATCAGAAATACCAATACAATGATAAAACCCCCCTAATTTCTTAGGGGGGTTTTATTAATTAATTAAATTAATTATGCTGATAGAACACGGTCTACAATGAAACCATATTCCTGACCTGTGTGAGCTGAGTCACCAGATGGTAGCAAACGGAATGTTACTGGGAATGTTGATGCTGCGTTACGAGCCAAAGAGAACTGTGACTGTTGTACAGAAAGAACACGACGTGCATAGTATACACGCTCAGTTGCAGATTCTGCTGCTGAAGTTGGTGCTTGACCAACTGCAATAAGCTGACGCTCTGTTGGTGCTTCACCAAGAGCTCCACCTGCAAGACCTAGCTTTTTGCCAGATTCTGTGAGTGTAGATGATGCCTGACCAAATACAGCAAGAACGTTCTCAAGAGTACCTTCTGCCATTTCTGTTGCGATCATAACTTCCATTGTCTCCTTGAAAAGCTTTGCTGAGTCAAGAAGCTGATCTACTGTTACTGAACCGTATGATGGGTTGTATGTAACCTGAAGACCGTTGTTTGTGTAACCTACGTTACGATAAAATGCACCCTTTTTAGTTGAAGCTGCTGCTGCAACTGGTGGTGTTGCAGATGGGTTGCCGATTACTCTAGCTGTTCCATCTTGTGCTGCTGTAGCTGTGTCGATATCATTCAAAGAATCTGTGTATGATAGACCAGCTGTAAATGCAGGGACTGACTTATTCTTGTTTGCTGCAAATGCATTTAGTGTACCAGCTGGTGCTGATGCAACATAGTCTGCGCTAGTGATGTCTGTTACTGAAAGGAACAGTGGTGATGCACCAACGAGAATATTTCTAGCATTACCTGTGTTTTGTGTTGCCATGTTGTAAAACCTCCTGTTAAATAAATATATATATATTGACTTACGTTTTAAATCTAAATCAAAGCTGGCTAGGCTTTTTCCTCTAAGCTAATTTTAGTGTATAATGACCCCAAACGCAACTTAGATAAAACGTCCATCTGGGCCAGTGATTCTTGAGTATTTTACTTCTAGGATTATGTCGGACGATAGGAAGCCCTGAAGTTCCTCTGACGGGGTTATGGGTGAGGTCTCAACAACCTGTATACTGTGAAATTTAATCTTTGGCTCATCCTTAAATTTATTAATATCTCTGGCAGAATCGTCCATTCTTCTGAATAGGTCTGTCATCAAATTTCGGATCTCATATATATCAGATACGTCTGTAGAATACACTGTAAATAAAACCTTCTCGCAGCATAGTAGCCATATGTCCTCATAGGATAGGCCAATCTTGTCATAGACAATATGCTTCTTCCCGCTTAAAAATTGATTGAGTTCTGGCTGTTGCTGAACTGGGATAATTGGAATAATCTCCATATTAATATTATCGCTGTAGTATTCTGTAGGATCAAATATCTTTGTAGTCTTTAATTCATTCCAGAGGAACTTGCGTAGTTCAAATACTGCATCTATCTTATAATCTACTGTCATAATGCTCCCCCAAATGCCGCTTGTAATTCCATGTCTGCTTCCAACCTAATTTTACCAGCTGTAAAGCTATATTGCACTTTTCTAATATTAGCTGGTGTATCTAATGCCTTGCTCATTTTGGCGTTAAATATATTCTGAAACCCAGAGGCCTTGATTGAATTATTAACAAGCTGCCCCCCAAAATATCTTCCATAGTGTAGTCTAAACTGATTTGATGAGGCACGTCCTCCTGGGCTTTTAACGGTCACTGAAGACCCTTTGGGCATAAACACGGTAATACCATCTAACTCAAATACTAAGCGCTCAGCGGACCTTGGACGGATTATTACGGGCATTCCAGCTTCCATCACAGAAGCCTTTGTTGCAAATACATATTTCTTTCTTTGTTTTTTATTTTTAGACGGGACAGAAGACTTAGATAATTGAAAGTCATATGTTACTCTAAATGAAAGTCCATCTGCATCCATCCTATTTAATTTAAACAGTCTAGATGTTTCTTGCCCAGTTTTATTCCATTCATAAACATGGTGCAACGCAGTTGGCTTTACTCTTGCAGATGAATCTATGTAGTCCCCAAAATCTTTATTTATCTGATTAAATATAGTTTGTTTAAATAAACTTTGAAAGGCTTTGTTTGCTGTAAGTTTTCCAAGGACACTTGCTTGGTAATAAAGGAATGCAGATATTTGTGCTACAGAGGAATCTTTAATTATCCCAGGCTTGTTTCCAGCCATTGGTCGTTCGAGGCCGCTTGCGGTTTGTAATAAAGCAACACTAGAGTCCAATTACCTGATTCTCCGATCTACGGGCTGAACAGTTGTATCCTAGTATTCCGCCGAATGGGTCAGTGATTGGTGTAGTTCCAATTAGTTCAAAGACTGTTGGAGTTTCTGTTGGGTAATTTAGCTCGGCCCAAATAACATTATCTGATGAGTCTCTAATATTTGTAATCTTGTCTCTCAGGGTTACTCTTGCTTCAGTTCTAATTTCAATATTTTGCTGGTTCGTGTATTTATTGCTTATGGTTTGGACATCTGAAGATCTGGCTCCGCTGCTAGTGATTATTCCTTTTGCATAGCAGGCAATAGTTTTTGAATAGAGCCATTCTTTTTTTATAGCCCCTGTATCTTGGTCCTGTACGTCTTGCTGCACATACACATCCATCTTCATGTTTAGGATGGAGTCTACAAGGTTATTCATTTTATATCAATACCATTTTGCTTATTACGTACGGCAAAAGCAATTGGTCTACATAGTTATTTCCAGTACCTGAGAAGGTGGCTGAGTTAAAATCAAACTGCCAATCAAAGGTTGATATACTCTTTATATACTTGTTTCTCCATACTTTGTCTTTAGAGAAATAGTCTTTCATAAGCTCAATAGCTGCCATCTCAACTTCATTTGGAACCTTTTCCCAACCAAAGTATCCCGTGACTTTATATCTAGCATCTTTATTAAAGATTCCTGAGTAGTCATTAATAGTTGGTGGGATCAATCCGTTAGCAACATATGTTACGTTGTCAAGCATATCTGCACGATTTAATCTAATTGAAAATCCACTTTCAGCAACTTCAAATGGCATTCCTGTAAGCGGGATGTCATTTACTTCTATTGCCTGAAGAGTGTTAATCTTATTTGATAAAGGAAGAATGTCATTACCAGAACCATAGGCAATCTCTGAGGAAAGATAGCTATAGAACTTTTGCTGAGTGTAATTTTCAATTACTTTACGAGAGTACTTCTCGGCATCAACTAGCTCTTGATAAGTTTTGCTATTTGGATCATTGTAGTCAGAGCCCAAACCTAAACCATTGATTACTTGTGACAAGTCTACGTATGGCTTAACTACATCAACATTTTGATCATATGATATAGAAAAACCTTCAACCGCATATTGCCATCTTGCAATAAGAGATCCTGGAAGCTTAGTGGTTTGTGGTGCATAAAAATTGTAAACCCCTGTATCGGTCTCCGATTGAACTGCAGTGCCAGAGTATAAAACTGTTTGTGCTGGTACATCTGCTCGTAATAAAGATACTGTTGGTAAGCTATCTGCAACTGCAGATTCGCCTTTCCAAAATACCCTGTGCTGTATTGGTGAGTTTGTTCCTGCTAATATTTCCATTAACTTATGTTAACGTTTAGTTGTAGAAGTCCTGAACTTCCTTTGGTGTCGCTAAACGAAAACCCTCCTCTGTATCAAAGATTTTTTGAGCATCATCTTCAGACATTGCTACAAAGGGATGAGTCTTTGTAAAGCTGTATCCGTGAATATCATATCTATGATTATCTCTTGTCATACGTACCAAGATAGTATCTTCTGGCTGAGCCTTCGGATCAAAAACTGGTAAAATTTCAATTTCTTCTGTCGCCTCTTCAATTGCTTGAACTGTCTTTTGATATACAGAATAGGTTACGCCCTCTTCTGCCATGGCAGCAATTATTTCTTTTTTATTTTTTAGGCCTTCTGTGTCTACTGCAAACTCCGTTGCAATTTCCTTTAATTCAGCTACTGTTAATGTGTCAAATGACATATTTAGTTCTCCTCTTTCTAGGTCCTTTAATTATAGCATTGATAAATTAAAATGAAAAGCCCCCAAAATTAATTGGGGGCTTTTTGGTAGTTTAATTCTTAATTAATTAAGAAGCAACCTTAACGTTCTTTACAACTACCCAAGCGTCTGCCTGCTCAATTTGAACGCCAACACGGGTATACATTGTGTACTCGATTGTGTCCTTACGTGGCTGGAAGAAGCGGTAAACAGTAACATCACGCTTGATACCAATAACTACGTTATTTGGGAATGTCAAGTGGATATCTCCGTGTGAACCTGATGGGCTTGCGTATGTACCTGCCTGTGTCTCAGGAAGCAATGGAACTTCAACGATTGGAATACCAAATGCGTATGGAGCTACATATCCTGCTGGACCTCCAAGAACTGGAACGTCGCCACGGATGATGCCTGAAGCAATATCTTGTGGAGTAACATTCTGGATGTTCTGTGAGTTTGAGTATAGGTAATCTTGGATCAAGTTTGATCCTGAAAGGAAGCGAAGGTCTGTACGACGTTGCTTGTACTTACGTGGAAGAGCCTTAAGAGCTGAGTTAAATACAGCACGAGAAATTCCCGCACCTGCTGCATCGACTACACGACCAGAGGTCTTAGCCTTCTTAACTGCACCATCAAATGACTTGTATAGAGCATCGGCTGAAAGTGATGTATCACCATTAAGAATAAGATCTTCGATGTCATTTCCAGCTTGTGTTGCCATCATACGTGCAATATGATCTTCAAGATCTGCACCTTCGATATTGTCTTCTAGAGACTCAGTTGAAAGTTCCCAGTCCATGCGGAGCTTCTTTGTTGTGAGAGAGATCTTTGAGAATGTTACGCCTTGATTTACGGCTGTGTTTTCTCCTTCGGATGCAAGCTTTACAAGCTTTTCTCCTACTGACATACGATCAATCTCTGTTGTGTCAGACTTCATTCGAACTGTACGTGCAACCTTACCAATTACGGTAGCGTCGAACATATA